CTAACAAGCCGATGCCGATGATACCGCAGAGCGCTTTACTGTACGAGATATTGATCTTTACTGTTGGTGTGGTGCTGGTATTTTTGTTTATTAACTATCTTGGTGTCTATCTTGGCCTAGCGTTATCAATAGCCTCGATCACAGCAATGGGCGCGTTTGGTGTTTACCTCATACAGCGAGGCATTTTAATAGACGTAACCTGGGCAATGATCTCTCAGTTCGTGGTCGCATCCGCTACGTTTTACCTTAATTACAAAGAACAATACAAACTAAGACAGCTAATTAAAAAGCAGTTTGAACACTATTTAGACCCTCGCCAAGTGAAGCGATTACAAGATAATCCTGAACTCTTAAAACTAGGCGGTGAGAAGCGTTATTGTACGTTCTTATTTACCGATGTTAGGGGCTTTACAGCACTGTCCGAAAGAGTGTCACCAGAGCAAGTTACCTATATAATGAATAGGGCGTTAACGGCCCAACAGTCAGCGGTAGCGCAGTGTCACGGCATGGTAGATAAATACATCGGTGACGCAATGATGGCAATATTTGGTGCGCCACTTGACTTAGAAAATCACGAAGATTGGGCGATTAAATGCGCCAAGAAAATACAGTTAAATATGATAGACCTTAACACAGAGTTTGAGGCTGAAGGATTACCAGCCATTCAGATTGGGATAGGCATTAATTCGGGTGAAGCCATTGTAGGCAATATGGGTTCAGATCAACGTTTTGATTACACCGCTATTGGTGATGCTGTAAACATTGCGGCTAGGTTAGAGTCAGGGACTAAGGCAGCAGAGGTTGATGTGTTAGTAGGTATTAGCACCAAACAACGCTCTGGCAGTAGCTTGAAAGAATTGCCGTCTATTGAGGCAAAGGGGAAAACTGAAAAACTTAAAGTTTATACATTAACCAAGGAAATATTATGATTACTATTGATGACGTTACATACACCGAAAACGATTTAAGCGAACTAGCACAATGGCACGTTAAACGAGTTAACGATTTACGGGAAGAGTCTTCACAGCTGCAAATGATGGTAGAAGAAAAGAACGTATTGATTTCTGCTTACGCTAACGCTATTCGTGAAAGCCTAAAGGAAGTCGAAGAGGTTGAGGAGGCGTAATGTTAGCTCAACTGATTGGCCCCGTCACTGGTTTGCTTGATAAGTTTATTGAAGACAAGGATCAGAAAAATGCCTTGGCGCATGATTTAGCAACAATGGCTGACAACCATGCTCAAGAGTTAGCAAAAGGCCAATTAGCTGTCAACGCGGTAGAGGCTGCACATAAGTCTTTATTCGTTGCTGGCTGGAGGCCATTTGTCGGTTGGATTTGCGGGGTAGGGCTGCTATATAACGTCTTGATTTCTCAAATCTTAGCCATTTGGTTTGAAGTACCAACGGTTGATCCATCTTTGTTGACTCCGATACTAATGGGAATGTTAGGTATGGGAGCCATGCGTTCATATGAAAAAACGAAAGGCGTTCAAAGGGAAAAGTAATGTTTAAGTATTTTAAGATAGAAGATTTTAACTGTCAGGAAACGGGCGATAACGAAATGGACATCGAATTTATAAAAGGACTAGATAATCTTAGAGCCGCTTGTGGATTTCCGTTTGTGATTACCTCTGGATTCAGGAGTAAAGAACACTCCCTTGAACGAGCCAAGAAAGCACCAGGTACTCACGCGCAAGGAATTGCATCTGACATTCGGGTATCTGGAGGAAGCCAGCGAGCAAAGATAGTAAAACACGCATCAGCAATGGGTATGTCCGTAGGTGTTGCGAAAACATTTGTACACGTTGATACACGAAAGACAGAGCAGATGTGTTGGTGTTACTAATTTCATAGATCGAGGTGGTCACATGGGTTACAAGAAAGCAGCAAAGCCAAAGAAAAAGCCAAAGGTAAAAAAGTAAATATTGCCACTAGATCGAGGTGGTTTTACAGCTATTCAAATACGAATACCGATCATATACCGATCATTTCACCATATTTACATCTAAAATAATCGTAAGTCATTGATTTATATGGAGTATTAATGGGGTGGACGACGGGGATTGAACCCGTGGCATTGACGGTGAGTGTCGGCCAGTGTCGGCTACAAACCCCATAAACCCTGACTTCTTATTTTTCGTGACCTACACTGAGCGACACTGAGCGATAAACCACCGATCATAATACCGATCACGGATGGGGTCTATGCGCAGTTTCAGGCAATGGCTCAAATTGAGACAAATCTCTGTCACTAGAATACTCGTCAATCATTTCTGCGTATGTGTTGTAGAACACCGCTAAAGAATGACCTAATTGCTGTGCGCACTTTCCAGGTAAAGTTCCTTTTGATAGTAGTTCAGCGGCTCTAGTGTGCCTACAGCAGTAAGGAATTCTATAGTGTATTTGCTTTTTCTTGTGCGCTTTTTTCCACGCTCGATTAAATCTGCGAGTATCTCTATAAAATCCACCATCTTCATTAACAAAGAAATAGGGGCTGTCTATCCTAGCTGGCATTGACTTCATAACTTGCCTGACCCAAAGCGGTATATACACCTTGCGCCTGTGTCCTGTCTTTGTTGACGGTACTATTAATCCCCTGACGATCTGCTGGTGAACGTGCCACTCTTGCCCGTCAAAGTCATTCCGTAGCAATCCCATTATTTCGCCAGGTCGAAACCCACAGCCAAACAACAGTGCAAAATAGACATAGACATCACCTGAGAGGCATGACAGCAATTTCTCACGCTCTACGGGCCTGTATCGCTCTATCGGCTTCTTTTGCGACTTCTTAGTCTTGATAACTGCGGCTGGATTGTTTTGAACTTCTGCGTGTTCTAAAACACCTCTAAGTGGGCCTAAGATGTTATCTTTGGTTTTTCTTGTAAGAGGTTTACCCGTATCTGGATTCTTTACGTCAGCTAAAAAGTTTTTAATTTGCCGCGTTGTAATTGAGGCGCAAGGCTTTTTACCAAAAATTGGCATCCAGTGCGTGTTAAGGATGCTTAAATAGCCAAGTTTTGTTGAGTGCTTGCAATCTATTGTGTTCAGATATTCGTTCGCCATGTTTGCAAATAATTGAAGGTGTGCAGGATTATCTTCGTCCTCAACAGCAAGCCCAAGCCGCAGTTTTACCTTTACATCATCCCGATAACGCTTTACGCGCCTAACGTCAGCATCGTTGTCGGGACTCGCTTGGATAATCTCTTGGTAAATCGGCTTTCCGTGTTTCCATACTTTGATTTCAAGGCCGTTTCCGCGAGGTCGGATTCCTGCTGGGAATTTCTTATCCATTCATTAACTTCCTCAGTATCTATGAGAGTAGTTCTGCCAATTACATAATAATGTTGACCTTTTGTCCAATGTCGTTGCATCCAGCCAGATATTGTTGATGTCTTTATACCATGCTCATTAGAATATTTAGTTTTATCTACAATCATGCTGCACCCTTTTCCATTTCAACTTCATATTCATCAACCCATTCTTCATTAGTCTGATCCTGCACTCTTTGGGTTTCAGTCTTTAGCTTCTTAGTGCGGAAAAAACCTTCATGGTTTGGGTGATTGTGGTGAAACAACCTGGCGTAGTAAGCAATAAAATCATTACTGATCTTAAAGTCACCGCCTGTCGTTTTCATTGCTGTTTCCCACCTTATTCTATTGACCACAAGCCATGCGCTTGAATTTGAATGCCCATTAGAAATTAAAGCTAACGCAAAACGCTCAAACATTTCATAAAAATGTGGATTCTGGTTGTGCCATCCCCACCATTTCTCTTTAACAGTCATAATCGCCTCTTAATGTGTAAAAAATATCTAAAATAGTTGCTGATAAAAACAGCGTTATAAGAACTCCGAAAATTATCTGGCTTAATATTTCCATAATCTTTTCCTCATAAGTGGCGCGTTGTGGTGAGGTGCGCCAAGCCCCAGGGGTCGCTAAAATGGAATTTCCTCGTCAAATTCAGCTTGCTTAGTAGGTTGAGGTGCTTGCCCACTAGATTGAGGTGCTGGCGCATTATTGCTAAAAACAAAACCAATCTTTGCATCAAGAATGGCAATGGTATGAACTGGGCCATTAGTGCTTTCCCATATTTTAATCTGACAACTTGAACCGCTAACCTCAACTACTGAACCTTCGACTAATACAGACTCATAAAAATCAGCTTGCGCGCCAACTTTGGCATAAATTACAGCTTCATAATTAGTCCATTCTTTTTCTTTCGTTTCTCGATTAAAAAACTGAACGCCTACGCGAACACCAAACCCTTTTCCTTCACCAATTTGAAATTGATTAGCCGCTTTATTTAATTTACCTGTTACTGATATGCTCATTTGCGTTTCTCCATTTGCGTTTCAATAGTTGATACAGCAGGCAAAACTTGCTGAGATAGTTTTTTGATATAATCTTCATCACGTTCAACGCGAACTAAAACGTGCGGCATTTCAGGATCAGGGTGATAGCTAAAAAAGTCCCACCATTTTCTGCCTGTTACCCACATGCAGCCCTGTATCTGCTGATAGTATTTCTTAACGCCAGATTGAGGATTACGCCAGTAACCAGCTTGGGTGGTTTGCGCAGGACATTTGATTTCCAAGCCTCCCTCATTAAAATCACCGATAAGACCATCAGGGCTACAGCCATAACTTTCGCTATCATCAAGAATAAAACCCACTTGATCGACTTTGTTGCCGCTAATAAATTCGTAATCGGCCCTTGCTTCTGGCTCAAGTTCGTTGCCTCTTATCATGTGTTCATTCTGATAATGCGGCTCAGACTTGCCTGTAAGCCTTTCCGCAAGAAGCTGATTAATATATGCATCGGCACTTGAGGAGGGCTTACCTGTCATTGTGATTAGCTTTGAGAACATTGAGGCGCTAGGCTTACCCAATCGGGCGGCAAGCCATTCATCAGTGCCTTGTTCATGCGGAGAAATAATCATGCTTTCACCTCAGTCTTTGGCGCTTTAGACTTTAAGGCGGCAATAGCTCTTGCGTAGTGAGTAGCAAGCATTTCGTCAACAGAGTTTGCTTTGACGTATTTCAAAAAGCCTTTTACGTCAACATCGTATTCTTCTATTAACTTCTTAATCTCAACAGCTTGATCTTCAGTGATTACCGCGTTTTGTACTGCTTGCGGTAAATCTTCACCGCTATAGAGATACAGCCCAAGACCATGAATGCCAATACACTTAACAAGGCACCGCATACGCGCATCGCTAATATCACGGCTAGTAGGATTAGCTACAGATTTGTTACGGTTGTCCATCACTGGCAACCACATGGTATGTGAAACACCCTTAACGGTAACAGTTACTTGAACCTCGACAGTGCCATTAAGCAAAGTAGAAGGGTCTGTAAAGGTATAAGACGAATCGGGATAGTGATCCATCAGCGTTGACCAAGCCCAAGCCCACGATAGATAAGATAGATTGCCTTTCTTCTCTACATGCTTTGATACGTCAATGGCTGATAGTGTGTTCCAAACGGATTCAGATGCTTTCATTGAGCGCACCCCGCTGAATCACACTCACCTTGCGCATAACCGTCGCTAAAGCCAGCTTCATATTCAAAGGACGCTGTTGTCTTTGGAGGAATGTTATTATGGTAGTGAAATTGCCCTAGCTTGTACTCAGGATGTTGAGTAATGTCGGGCTGAAAAACATCGTTAAACTGCTGTTGTAGGTTCATTTTAATCCCCTTAAAATTAAAAAAGTTTTACATTACGTAAATGACATTAACACATATAGTGTTAATTGCAAGTGTTTTGTAAATCTAAATTTTACATCGCGTAAAACTGCAATGAAGTAAACTTGCTTATACAAAAAGTGAGTCAAAAATAAGTGTTGTTACTTTGATTAGCTAAGAAGGCGTAAAAATAATATTATTTATTTTTATTTGCTAGAAGGTAGACGGTTACTAAATAGTTTACTGAACGCTTATTCATTTATGGGTTATCGATAAAAAAGTATTTGCTTTTTACCTGAACAAACGTAAGGTAGATTAATGATAGTTATAAAGTTAGATCAAAAAGTTATAAAAACAATTAAGGAAAGAATAAAAATGGAAGTTGAGGAAACAGACGAATTTGCAGAGATTGTAGTTAGAAGTTTTTCGGAGGAAGAGTGTAAAAGTTTATTAGATTATTTTGTTAAGAATCCAAGTAGCCTCGCAGCATTGCAATCACCCGCTTGACATCGGTATCGCCCTGTAGGGATAGCTGGCTTAAAAGTGTTAACAATTCTTCTTGGTGTTCTCCAAGCTTAACATCAGAAAAAAATTGTTCGTTTAAGCCAAGTAGTTGTGCTGGCGTTGCCCCAAGGTAGGGTGAAAGTTTTTTAGCGCCATCAACAGTTAAAGCACGAACACCAGTTTCGTAGTTTGAAATTCGACTTGGAGAGAATTCATCTTTTGTACGTCGTGAAAGCTCTGTCGTAGAAAGTCCACGCTTTAGTCGAAACTCTTTAATTTTATTAGTTACTGTTGTCATTTTAAATCCAAATCTTATTCGACAGGATGTTATCACTAAAAGTGTCACTGCAACAGTAATATATTGGCATCAACAAATCAACCTTTCGTATAAACTGACAATTCACTAGATTAATGTTATAAATAATTCACTTTGCGTGTTGCCATTCTATGTCTATACGTATACCATCTTATGCATGACTAAATTTCAAATATACTTAAAACAATTAGGCGTTAAAGAGTCGGCAAAGATTTTTAACATTTCACCGCGTACAGCACTGGCTTATATTCGTGGTGATCGAACCCCAAGACTACAGCACTTGCCTCGATTAATTAAATCGAGCAATGGTAAATTGCGCTTAAGTTCGTTTTTTCTGGATGACGTTCGATGAGCAAACTGCTTGTTGCACCCTTAGAGGCTCTCACTGATGATCGTTTGACAGATCAAGAGCGAAGGGTGTTGCTAACTCTTTTTAGTTTTAGAGGAAAGGTAAGCGACACTGTTTGGCCTGGAAGAGAGTTAATTGGTCAACGAGCCAACATTAAAGATTTAGGTAGGGTTGGTAAATGCACAACTTCCCTTTGCAACAAGGGTTGGTTAGTCAAGTGGAAAACGGGCTGGTCTGGTCACAATACTTATCGCTTAACGTTCCCTGACGCACTAAACGGTGCTTTAACTGCTGAAGAAGTGCATTTAGAGTCATGTTTAGCATTGGAGGCAGAATCCGCCCCTAATGAAGATTTACCATTGGGGGCAGAATCCGCCCCTCATTCGGGGCAGAATACGCCCCCTCATTCGGGGCAAGATTTGCCCAGTGCAGTAAACAAACCAGTAGAACAAACCAATCAACAAACCATATATAAAAA